GTCTGACACGGGGATGATGTCCACCAAGTCATAGTCGGCTTTCTTAGCTTTGCGAGTGCCGTACTCGGGTGTGTATGTGTAGTCTGGATCCGTGTAGTCGCGGATGATGTTCTTGAGAAGCTTGAACTCTTGCTTCAGGGCGAAGTGCACGCGCGCCTGAACAGCCGTCATCACTTTTAACTGACGCTCCAACAGAGCCAGCGTTGTACCAACAGGAGCCTGTGCAGACATGTCAGACACCTTCATGTCAGCAGTCGCGGCAAAACGCCTGCCTTCATCAACGATGGTCTGCATCAAGTTAAACAGAGTAGCGCTTGGCTCCTTGTACGGGAGCGGCAAGATGTTGTCGCGTATCGTGCCAGAGCCTACATCTACGTCACGGAACTCTCCGGGTGCGATTGGTGTGTCATCACCCTTGATACGGAGGCCCCGTGTCTTGAGTCCACCGGGCAAGTTGCTAAGCGTTCCTGCATCGACAAGCTGGCGCATGAGGGATGTAGCGGATTTAGCAAAGCCTCCGATAAGGTGGAAAAGCCCGAAGCCGTAAGCTCCAAAACCCGGTATATATTGGTAATGCACAAAGTGCTGGCGCTTGAGTCTAAGGTCATCGTCTTCGTTCCAGTTGCGGCGAATCGACAGGATGTCGTTGGAGCCTTTAATCAACGTGACAACGTACGGCAACATGATGCCGGTCTCTTCACCAGAGTCGTCTTTGTCTTCGTAACCTTCAAGGTTCAAATCTACGTGGCACTCATACAGCGTGTAGCGGTCGTCGTTCAAGTCACTGAAGCCCGTCTCTTTGTCCTTAGCTTTCTGAATGTCTGTCAAGTCTCTGGGTGCGTCAGGCAAATCAACGTCAAGGTAGAAGCCCGCTTGCTGGAGCTTAATGATCTCGTTCTTGGTCTTGCGCATGACGTGCGTGATGCGGTAGCAAGTATCTAAATCCGTTGTGCCGTACGGCAGATACATATCTTCCGCAGGAATAAACATGGAAACTTGGCGTCCCAAATTGGGATCGTAGTAGACCTTCTTAAACGCTGAGCCTGTGGCTGGCAATGACCAGAGCATGCGCTCGTGTTCAGCGCGGTACTCCGTCATGACTTCCGTCAACTCGTAGTTCATGTCGTCTTCGACATTGATCGCAATCTCTTTCATCTCTGGCGTTTCTTTGCCGATGAGTTTGCTACGCACAGGCCCTTGGGCTGGGAACGTCTCAGTGATTGTCTCTGCTTGGAAGCGCACCACGGCTTCTGTAATCATAGGGTGGAACACACCGCATGCGCCGTTCCAAGGTTCTGTGCGTTCTTCAATCTGTAGCCCCAAGAGTTTGAGACCATCAACGTATGTCTTCTCCCAGTCCTTGCGGCCATTCTTGTCGTTGTCAATGTCAGACACCAAGTCACTCGCTAGCGACTGCAAGGCACCACTTTTTATATACTCGGCCAAGTTATCACTGAACCCTTCTTCCTCGTCATCTTTTCCGGGCGTGAGGGTGATCTCCAACCCGTCCATGCCAATGGTGACTTCTTCGGGATCAACAATCTCAATCTCTAGTGGTGATTCTTGTTCGCCCAGCGCGTCAATGCCCACGGGTTGTTGGTACAGCGCTTTGTCGATATTCGTTGCCATGTGTAGTCCTAGTAGTATTCGTATTTTTTACGGTGAAAGAGAGTGAGGTCATCTTTCTCGTCCGTGTCTAAACTGATAAAGCCGCCTTGCCTAAAGCGTAGCAGCGCCTGTGTTGTCGTATCCACGTAGTCGTCGTGCTCCCCAACTGGGAACGCGGCCATCTCTTCAATTACTTCCCGTGCCCAGCGTGTGTCGGGTGCCCAGACTTTACCTGAACTGAACAAATCTGCAACCGCGTTCACTCGCACCATCTTGTCGTTACCGCGACTGGGGCTGAATTCTTGGACGGGGATTCCCAATGCTCGGAGTTCCTGAATCAACGGGGCCCCTGCTGCCTTTTTCTCAACAATGAACGCATCAGGTTCCCACTCTTTGTATTGCTTAAGCGCCACCACCTTAAGTTCAGGGAAAGCCATGCGATCTTTAAACGCATCCAGAAGGATAAGCTGGGGGGAGTCATTTTCTTCCTCGTTGTAGAAGATGCCCCACGTTGTACACGCGGAATAGTCGGAGTTGTTCTTAGTTTCAAACGCCGTATCCCAAGACTGGATGATGTATTCACATTTTGGCGGGTCTTCCGGCTCCCAAATACGCCACATTTTGCGTGAAACGATGGCAGAGTTCTCGGATGTGGGCTGCTGCATGTACTGCGCGTTCCAATAACGCGGGTCAATCGATGCTTTTGTAGCTTTTAAGCTCTCAAGAGGCCACTGCTCGGGCCAAAGCGACTTCTCGTTGTCCTCATCCTCGTTCAAAATGGCCGGAAGCTCTACAATTTCCCACGGAATCGACTCCGGATTCCTAGCTTGGTAGTCAATTAAGCGCCCAGTCAGGTCTAACAGCGACCAACGCGTCATCACAATGATGATTGCACCACCCGGCATCAGACGTTGGAGCGGCCCGGTCTGGAACCACGACCATGCGGTATCAAAAGCCAGTCGAGAATTGATCTTAACGTCCTGCTCGGAATGAGGATCGTCAATAACGAACAGATCAGCACCACGACCAGCAAGAGCGCCCCCGACACCAGCAGCATAATACTGACCGCCAGCACTTGTAGACCACTTACCAGCAGCCTTTTGGTCGTCAGCAACCAGCGTTTGAGGAAAAACATCACGGTATTCATCAGAGTCAATCAAGTTACGTACGCGCCGACCAAAGTCCTCAGACAGACCCGCAGTGTGCGTGCCCATGATGATCTTCTTATTGGGGTACTTGCCAAGGAAGTATGCGGGGAACAAGTAAGACGAGAACTCAGACTTACCCATACGCGGCGCGATATTGATAATCACCCGCTTTTTCTTGCCCTCGACCACGTCTGTAAAGATCTTAGCCAGCTTCCTATGGTGGGGGCCAATCTTAAAGCCGGGGTACACAGATGTAGCAAAGCCCAACATGTTCGTCTTAGCGGCTGTAAGGCTGGCGCGGCGTTCGCGGATCTCTATATCGTCAAGCAACTCAATCTTGTCTTTCAGACTCATGAAGGGAAGCGCCTTCTGGATGGCCTCAAGCTCCACCTTGCTAATAGATGTGAACTGCTCAAAGTCCATCTGGCCCATCATTCTTCTCTTCTGGACTATCGTCTGGGCGCTCGGAAACGTCCACCACGTCTATCACTCCCATGAACTTGGCCAACTTATCTTTAATGCGCTGCTCAACTTGAGCATCCGTCATCTCAACTTTCTTGACCTCAATTTGCTCAGTAAACAACCCGACTTCTGTGACCTTGCCTAGCGCGATCAAAGCTTTCAAGCGGATGTTAGCGTTGGTGGACTTCGTCTCTTCAACCAGTTTAGCCACGGTGTAGCCCCTGATTTCCTGCGCCATGTCTATAAACTGCCAGTCGTACGCAGCCAACATACCTGTTAGATGTCTTACTGCCGCTGGGGTTTTTAGTTCTGCAAGGCTGGCTTTTTGTTCCGTGGTGGTGGCGTCGGTTGTTACAGCGTTGAACGCCTTTCGCGCAGCCTGTGTCTGCTGTTGGTTAGCAACCACTTCGTCGTCATCAACGCCCAACTCTGCTAACCACTGCTCTGTGGCAACTTGCGCCGACAGAACATCACTGGGCGTCGCGTCGTCCAGTTTTTCCAAACCATCCCGAGTGGTGACCTCAGGTTCAAAATGCACCAAGTGATCTAACATGCGTAGGAATCCTTTTCAGTTGCTTCCTCGTTGGCGAGAGTGTACACTTCTTTTCGGCGAGTGCGCAAGCATTTGCTTCTCCTTGATGGTTCAGTTGCCATCTTTACCCCCGGAACGTCTGCAGATGTCCGGGGGTTTTTTTTATTTTTTATAAAATTTTTGAGGGGATTGAAATAGCGGTATTTGGATCCTCTTCTGGTTTGAGGGGGTGGGGGCTGTGTATTTGTACAGTGGTGTTTGCTTCGGATTTTTTAAAAATTGATTTGCGGTTACGAAACAGTGTTCACACCAAGTCGCCATGGCTGCCCCCTGTATGGCTTGGTGGGGGTAGGGTGGGGTTCAGCCCACAGGGAATACGATGTCAAGGGTATTTGGCAACCCCTCGTGGTATACTAGATGCATCGGTTGGGAACGTCCTAGCCGATTCGGTTTGCCTCGCCCGTCTGCGAGGTTTTTCTTTTGGAGAGTTATCTATGACTAAGTCATTCAATCGTGTTGCTGTGTACGCTGTGTTCAATGATGCGGACAAATCGTCCGCGAGTTTTGCTGTCAGGCTAATGGAGTTGGGCATCGCATCTCGTGCAGAGGCAAAGCCCTTCGCTATGGACTGGGCTTCTAAGAACCACAACAACGAACCTATCAAGATGGGACAACGTGGCATGACGTTCGTGAAGCGTGACACTAACGCAGAGCGAGCAATGAATCGGGTTTTGGAAGTGTGCTACCCCAAGGCTGATGCGCCCAAGCCTAAGACTCCCAAAGCTACTGCCAACAAGGTTGACCCAGTCAGCGCATTGTTCAAGAAGTGGCAAGCACTCAGCGCCGGTGAGAAGCGTCGTTTCACAACCATGCAACTGAAAGCCTGATGCGGACAACTTGTCCGCGAGTTTTTTCGTAGACGCAAGAGAGCGAGCCCCTTGCGTTGTTTCTTTTCATGTCAATCGGAGTAATCATCATGTACAAAATCATTCTCAAAGATCAAAGCTACACCCGCGAATACGGCACAGACAACGCAATCGATGCGCTCGTACTGTTCGACATCCTCACCAAAACCTATCTCCACGTTGAGATGTGGCAAGGCGCTAACCTCCTCCAACAATACAAGAACTGCTAAAGGAACACACCATGTCAGACAGATTCTGCACCCTCATATTCACAACCATGTTGCTCGGCTCAGTCTACGTAGGCTGGGACACAGACGGCAACTTCATACGCCAAGCACTACTCATGCTTGCAGGCTACGCCACAGGCGGTCTATTCTTAATCTTTATCTCTAAGGAATAACATCATGAGCAAGTCATCTAAGAACAAACACTACGCCCTCTCTCAAATGAAAGAGCTACGCCAACAGTACGTAGAGATGATCGAGCTAGGCAAGCGCAACCACAAAGCCCTCATGCAACACAAGGCACAACTGCGTGAGCAACAAGCGCGGGATTCCATGGACGAGTGGGAATCCATCAAGCGTGAGTCCAAGCAACTCCGCCTCCTCTAACTCGCGGACAAAGTGTCCGCCAGTATCTCTCCACAACGTATTGTGGAGAAGTGAGGTAAAAGTGTTGTATTTTCGCACATACCCACCACTTGACACGAGTGGACACACACGAGGGTATCGCGTAACCCGCATGGATGCTAGCGATTGCGATGTACACGTCCAGAATACCTATATATATAAATACAATTTTCATTTAGATATATATATTTGTGTATTGCTGGGTGTGTCTTGTTGTCCTCGTATTTATCTTAGTCTTAGTGTTCTTGAAAAATGGTAGGTATTGTGGTCAGTTACAATGCAACACCAGTATTCATGCGGGTCTCTGCTGACACACCCCTAGTGGGTATGCGCGCAGAATGGTGGGCCAGTTACAAAACCAAGTGGGCCAGTTAGCCCCAATCTATAAGGCATTAGTATGCAAATCAAAACATGCGCTAAGTGTGGGGAGTCGCGCCCCCTCAACGACTTCACGTATCTCGCTACGTATGCACAGTCAAAAGCATGGGGCAGAGCAGGCAATGTGCGTATGGAGATAACCTCCAAGCTATGCAAAGCGTGTCGCCCCAAGCGCAAACCAACGAGCAAGCTGACCAAGAAAGACTTGCACAACAAGGTGCAGACAGGCGACCTCAACGCATACCTCGCCGACAAACTGCTGATAGTCAAACAGCGAGACGCACACAACAAGCAGGGCATGGCCTCCCGCAAGCGATGGCTCAAGGCATGGAAGGCAGAGTTAGCCGAGGCACTCAAGCCCATCACCAAAGAGATAGTCAGCGCAAGGAACGCCCATCTGTACGCCAAGGACAAGGGCTATGTCGACAAGGCAGAGTTCTACTTCAGATACCACGCGATTCTCAAACACGAGAAAGCTCACATTGAACTGAGCCACGCCACTAACCCACGCCGACCACAGAGCGCAAGGTGGGCTGACTACCTAGCCGACAACGTGTTCACCATCGTGCGCGAGATGTGGGCGGGGCTACCGCCGATATTCAAGGAGAGCAAGATACCCTTGCTCATAACGTACCGCCCAGAGATGGGCATAACTCGCGGACAAACTGTCCGCATAACTGAGGGAGAGAGCAAATGACTGCAATAACTAAAACACAGATGGTGAACGCTTGCGTTGACTACGAGGTGGAATGGTTCTTTACTAGAGACATTGAAGAACAGAAAGAAGTGTACCGACACATCCAACTGCATGGGTCTAAGGGATTCAAAGACTACACAGACGAAGCCTTGTTTGAATCTTGCGTGCACAACGGCGTATTTTTAATGGAGGAATGAAATGAAATTCTATGTAATGGGTACGCAACCTAGCACCGAGAAGGTGCTATCACTATCGAGCAAGGTGTTCGATAACCTACAAGAAGCTCTGCATTACAGAGACACAGTAAGCCCTGCATGGCGACCATTCGTGGCTGTGCAGATCACAGAGGAAGTTAAACAGGGAGATACAAATGACTAAGCTAGAAGAACTATTGAAACGAGCGCAGTCGCTGACACTAGCGATAAGCCACGACGAGGCGCTAACGAAAGAGAACAAGCTCATAGCGTTCGAGCTTAACGAGGAGTTGAACGAGCTTATCAGTTGGTTTGACCCAAGCTGGATGTCATACGAGCAAGGGTATGGGTACGACCCTTCACTAATTGAGATCGCACTACGAATGGGGGTAACAGAATGATGGTAACTAAGCCAACAAAGAAAGAATGGGTGAAGGCGGGTATGGACAACCCGTTCATCTACAAACCCAAGTACATCAAGTTCGTACCCCCACGCGTCAAGCCTATCAAAGAGGACGACTACCAACTGCTCGACTTCCTGATGTGCTTTGCCGCATACGACTTGAAGGGGTTCGCCTCGTCCGAGTTCACAGCGGGGAGTCTCAGCTACCTACTACGCACCTATGGCGAGAGCTTCACGCTCATGGGACACAACATCTACAAATATCATTTAACGGAGATACGTCATGCACACGCTTTGGCAAAAACTTGAACGCGCGGTGGTCTTACTAGCCATCATTGTTTTAATCCTTGACCTGTTCTATTGGAGAGGAGGGTAGTAGAGAGATCGGTCATCCTTTCTTTGTGGCATCCCGCCACGCTTTTAACTCGCGGACAAACTGTCCGCAACTTTTTGGAGATTTATCATGGAACAAACTACTCACACAACTGACACATCAACAGTTCAAACCCCAACATTCCCTCAGATCAGCATGCCTACCTCGGCGCTGATGACCACGCTCATGGCGCTCGTTGAGAACTACATCAAAGACATTGTGTCAGGGCAAGTGACAGCAATACTCACGAACCACCGCACCCTGCGATTTATGGACGATGCGTTTAAAGACCAGATCAAAGAGATCGCCACAGAGGTTGCAAGTGAAGCGATCAGTACGCACACCGACGACGAGTACCACTTGAGTGACGATGCGATGGTCGACATAGCAACAAGCGCGATGGAAGATCACGACTTCGACAGTCAGATCAGCGATGCAGTCAACGATGCGATCAACGACTTCGACTTCACAGATGTCATCACGGCGTCCATCAAGGACAACATCACGTTCAGCGTGTCAGTAGACTAATGGAGGCAACATGGACACAACTACGCAATCACTTGCGTTCCAACAACTCTCTAATTACGCGAAGCAAAAGGTAATAGCAGAGTACGGGCAACCGCCCGATGATTGGTACGAAGAGATCTACGCACGAGCTAAAGAGGATGCCCCCGCAAGGGGGTTTTCAATCAACGAGATTCAGTTCAATGGCTTCTCATCGCAAGGTGATGGCGCATCATGGACTGGGTACGTTGATCTTGCCGACTTCATTGAGTACCACAACGACCCAGACGCGAAAGACTTTGCACAGTACGTTGTACTGAGAGAGCTAATCAAAGATGGGTGGTGCGAAGAGAAGGTCAACGTCAACAGGCATGCGTTCTACTACAGCCACAGCGGGACTATGGTTACCGAGGGCTTAGACGATCGCATCGACTACGCAGATGACGACTCAGTAATGGACAGAGGTATCTTGGAGGGCGCTAATGTGAAAGAGCTAGCCAACTCTATTGACACCGATCATCTGTTCAATGACCTCGATGGGTGGGTGCTGAGCAGAGCGCGAGCTTATGCCGATGACATATACAAACAACTAAAAGAAGAGTACGAAGCTTACACAAGCGAAGAGTACTTCATAGACCTGTGCGACATCAATGGATGGCGCTTCGATAACAACGGCACACTAATAGAGGGAGATCATCATGGGGTATAGATCAGACGTAGCGTATGTCATCAAGTTCAATGACATAGAGACACGCGACAACTTCGTAACGCTTATGCTTGCGAAGAACGATGCGCAACTAACGCAGGCAATCAAAGAGTGTGAGTATGGGTACACGGACGACCCGATCATTACCTTTGAGCAACAAAGCGTTAAGTGGTACGACTCGTTCGCAGATGTGCAAGCGCATCAACAACTGATGCAGGATGCAGTAGAAATTTATAAACACAAGGGAGGGAGGTTTAGATTTATCAGCGTTGGTGAGGATGGCACAGAAGCTTTCGACGAGAACGATGACGACGGAGATCTGTGGGAGTACATCACCACAACACACGCAGTTAACACAATGTTTCCAACAATCCCCACAGGGGAATCAACTTTAACCACAACAGAGGAGTAATTATCATGGCATACGTATGTAAAAACTATGACGAGGCATTGGGTACATTTGCAATGCGAGGTGCAGTACGCAGTAGTAAGTGGCAACCCAACGAGCGACCACTTGACCCCAAGCCACGCGCAGAACACCGACTCATCGAGGGCAGTAACGAGTACGGCAAGTACTTCGACGTCAAGCTGTATCAGACTGTGATGGCGCGGTTCTACGAGCCCAAGGTAGTGGATGGCAAGCGTGTTGAGCGTAGGCTGTACATGGGTCACTCATCACAGACAAGTCAGCAGTTCATGCGTCACACACTACGCGTTGACCTTGGTGTGAACGTCGACTGGAGTGACCACATAACACACGCAGATGAGCTAACCATCATGCCCATCTACACCAAGGCGTTTATGGTTGATGGCGACAGAGATACGCCGTTCAGCTTGGACGCTGTGTTTGTCGATGGCGTGCTAGACCCCGCGCAGTCTGAGCACACCAAGCACTATCGCCTTGTCGCAGACAAAGATGTGCGTTCATTCAAGCAACGTGTTGCCGCACACTTCGAGCCCTACATCATGCTTGCACAGATGCGTATGCCAGAGTTCAGGGCATCATGCACGATTGATTACAAGTTGGGTCGTGCGTTCGGTGGTGAGGGGTACAACCGCGAGTACTACATGGCGATACAAGAACTGTGGAATGACCCCGAGCCACGGCAACAGGACATTGATGTGTTCTTTGAGATGTGCCAGAGTGCATACAACATCATCGCGTCCAAGCGTGGTGCTGACCAAGAGGACTTCACCATGAGTGGCAGTTGGTACTCCCGCAACCAGACTGCAAACACAGTCGATGACTTGAAGAAGCCCATCGAGATGGTCGAGTTCAGGCGTGCCATCCTTGACAGGATACACAAATACGTTGGTAGCAACTCACTTAAGAAACCAGAGGAGGTGAAACAATTCCCTAAAAATTCTGAATACCCACGTTCTAATATACAAACTTAACACCCTCAGGGTTTCCGATAGGTTGTCAAGTCTTTGACAACCTATGCTATAATTTCTTTAAACAAAACAGGAGAAGCACTATGAGCTATGAGAAGATGACTCTCAATCA